CGCAACCGTAATTGGAAAGGTCGCACGTACTGTCCGAATGAGAGCAGATACAACTGAGATTGATCGTATGTCAGTAGGCGAGAAGCTTATGAAGCTCGCAACTGAAGGTGATGATACAGCAGCAAACTCTGCAGTAACATTCTCTAAGATCTCTCTTTCAACAAAGAAGCTTCGTCTAGATTGGGAACTTTCAACTGAGTCTCTAGAAGACAATATTGAAGGTGCTGATCTTGAGGATCACATTGCCCGCATGATGGCAACACAGGCAGGTAACGACATTGAAGATGTAATCCTTAACGGAAATACATCACTTACATCAGATAACCTATACAAGGCATTTGATGGTGTAGTAAAGAAGGCAAAGGCAAACGGTCACGTTGTTGATGCTGGTGGAGCTGCCGTTTCACGTGCAGTATTCAACTCAGCACTCAAGGCACTTCCACGTAAGTACAAGCAGCGCCGTGCTGACCTTCGTTTCTTGGCAGGTTCAAACCTTATCCAAGACTTCCTATATGCTAACAGCATTGGAACAAACCAGACTATCCCACAGGATATCGCTTCAAGCGTAATCCGTGGACAAGGCGTACAGCCTCTAGGTGGTCCAGCAGGTTATGTGGCTCCATTTGCATTCGGTATTCCGATTGTTGAAGTTCCACTACTTCCTGAAGCACAAGATGGCGACTACACAGGTGAGACAGGTAACCACGGAGATATCCACTTGACATTCCCAAATAACGTTGTTATTGGTATCAAGCGTGATGTAACTGTTTACCGCTTCTTCTGGCCACGTAAGGACTCAATTGAGTACACAATGTATACTCGTGTTGGCGTCCAGATCGAACAAGCAGACGCTTGGGTCGTTGTTAAGAACGTTAAGGTAGCTTCCTAATTAGGAATTAACCCGTAAGAAAGGCCCCCAAATTAATTTTTGGGGGCTTTTCATTTTAATTTAGTAATGCTATAATTGATTTGAGTAGAATTAGGAGATATATATGTCATTCGAGACATTGAAAGTATCTGAGTTAAAAAAGATTGCAGAAGATTTCGCAGTCGAAACTGAAGGCCTAAAAAATAAAGCCGACATTATTGCAGCACTCGCAGAAGAGGGCGTAACTTGGTCTGTATATAACAAGACCATTGAGAAGATGGAAGAAGACGAAGAAGATATGTCAGTAGAGGTATTACCTAAGTTTGATCCAAAGGCGGAACAGCCAGCAGACACAGTATTAGTAAGAATGACCAGAGCAAACTTTAGATATGATATTATGGGTCATACATTCACAAAAGATCATCCTTTTGTAGCAATGAATAAAGACAAGGCTCAAGAAATTTTTGATAAGGAGGAGGGCTTTAGATTAGCAACTCCAAAGGAAGTCCAGGAGTACTACAACTAATCTAGGCCTATAAAATGGCAGAGATATTAATTAACAGTCAGTCACCAATAACACACAAGGTATTTTGGAATGGTGATGTAGCAAATGCAGACAACCTTCCAACAGTTGGTCTATATGACGTTACGTTAGATCCTACAGCCAGCCCTTATATTAGTCCTACACAATTACTTACAACCCTTACATCATCTTTAGATGAAAACAATCCTGGGACATATACTACAAATGTTCCATATCAGTATACAAACAAGAACAGAACGCTAAGACTTGTTTGGAATTATACTGTAAATGGAACAGCGGTTTCAAAAGCAGATGAAGTTTATGTAGTAACTCCGTATGTAGATTTTAATCATGCTCAGGATATAGGCTTTAGCACAGATCCTTCAGATCCAAATTATAAGTCTTATAAAGAATTATTGATGGCAGAAAAATATGCACGTAAAGCTATAGAGCAACATACTGGACAAAATTTTTATCTATACGACGACGTTTTTGTTGTTTATGGATATGATTCAGATGTTCTTCCGCTTCCTTCAAAAATTGCTGAAGTTTATTATTTATACGCCAGAGACATTCTTTTAATAGATGCAATCGAAGGAATAGACAATTGGAATTATCCACTAGATATTTCTGAAACAGGCTATGGAATTAGAGTTAATCGTGCTGATATGCTAGATAATACCGTGTATACAGCAAACGGAATGGTTCCTCCAAGTATAAATGACTATGGACGTGGAGCTTTTCAGTCTGGAGTACCTTACAGAGTTGAAGGTAGATTTGGTTGGGATAAAGTTCCAGATGATGTAGAACTAGCAGCTATAGAATTAATGAAAGATTACTTTAATAAAGATACTGTATGGAGAAATAAGTATATAAAGAAAATCTCTACATTCGACTGGGACTTTGAATATACTGGAGAAGCGTATACTGGTACAGGAAATGCATATGCAGATAAATTGCTAGCGGATTATGTACTTACAGCAAAGGTAGAGCTTATATAATGAACGATTTGATAGACTCAGTTCTGTCTATGTATCTAGATGTTTATAAACAAACTGAAGTCCAAGATCCAGATACTGGTGCTATTATTCGTGAGTGGTCATATTATAAAACTGTGGCATGCCATGCAAAAGGTGTTATTAGTAACTCTGCGACAACCAGATCTAGCGATAAGCAAATCTTTTCAAATAAATATTTAAATGATCAAATTATTCAAGTTAGAACTTCTGAAAGACTAACCCCTAGGGAAAAAGTAACAAACATAAGAGATAGCAGCGACAATGTTATTTGGCATGAAATTAACTTTCCAACCGAAACCCCAACAGTATTTGAGGTTATGGGAACAACTCCAGTTACTGATCCGTTTGGTCGTGTGATAGCATATAACTCATCTATGAAGAGATCGGAGAATCAGCAAATTGGACAATAGCAATCTTTTAGTTCAAGCATCCAGTGGTCTAGAAAGACTAATGGGTGGATCTGGTCCAGGCGGAACTTTAAAAGATAGTACTGTAGCGCAAGTATCCGCATACATATATTATCAGGCTAACGTAATAGCAAAGCTAACATCTAGCAAGCAATTCCAAAATGCTTTTACAAAAACAATATTTGATCAAATAAATGACGACTTTGGAAATTACGTAGACGCACTTGCAAGAACAAGACCAAAGTCTCTTCATCATGTTTATGAGTGGAAAAAAGTTGGTAACCCTACTGCAAGACTATTTAAGATAAACAAGATTTCAGAGCAAGGTCTTTCTTTTAGAGTTAATTATGAATTTAAACCTTCAAGATCTATGGTTCCAACTGGCAGGGGTAGAAGAAGACATATGTTTATAAACAAGGCGTCAGTTATGGAAGATGGACTACCTTTGGTTATTAGGCCAAAAAATTCTGAAAGACTAGTTTTTGAATATAATGGAGAAACAGTATTCATGCCTAAAGGCGCAGCGGTTACAGTAAAAAAACCTGGAGGATCGGCAGCAAGAAATCAATTTGCGCTTGCTTACTCCAGATTTTTCAGTGGTCAGCTAGTAAACACATCTATTAAAAATTCTGGATTTCAATCATTGTTTAATTCAAGATTAACTAAGGCCATGAAACTACCTTCTAACATTAAAAAGGTTCAATATAAATTTTCTCCTAATATTGTTAGGTCTCAGGCAGACTCAGCATTAGCCCTAGCATTTGGAGGTGCTCTATGACAGCTAATTATAAGTTAGACGCAATGTTCGAGCTTAGAAAATATTTATGGGATCAATTGGCCTCAAGAAACATATTCGATGAAAATGACTATTGGAGCGATAACCTAAATGAAAATATAGTTCCAATTATTCCAGTGCAGCAATCTGCAGAAATGAACCAGTTCTTAAGCGGCAAAAAGCATATCGTATATGACAAGGTAGGAATGTCATATGAAGATAACTGGCTTATATGCTGTGAGCAGATAATGCTTACGCTATATTCAACATCTATATCTGATATCAATGAGATTAGAAACTATCTGACTGATGAATTTAGAAGAATGGATGAGTCTGCTAGAGATATCAATAAGTGGTCTGGCTTATCTGACAAGTTTAAATTTCACACCATATGGGTGGCCGATATCTCCCCAACTGCTCCATCAGAGGAGCTACAGGGGTTCTTTGCCGCAGAGGTCATTCTAGAAATTAAATATTCCAGAATAACAGACTCTCAAGGCAGATTCTTGTAGGGGTTTGCCTTTTTACTCTTAATAGACTAAAATTGTACCAAGAGGGAAGAGGCCTAGCCAGCCAGATTTTTAGATTTACAATTTAATAACCAAAGAATTCCAGGAGGTGGAAACACAATATGGCACAAAACGCAGGTAATGCTAAAAACATTCTCGTAGGTGCATCCCCATTGTTTATTTCGAATATCGATTCAACATCAGCAGGATACGCAGCATACGAGAACTCAGAGCCAGGAACAACAAACGCAGGAGCATTTGCAACAGGAGTATCCTATACAAAGACTCTTAACGATGTTGACTCTGGTACTTTCTATTACAGAAACGTAGGTTTTACCAACAACGGTTTGCAGATTACATACAATCCAACATTCGATTCAGTAACTGTCGACCAGCTTCTTGATACAGCAAAGCTGTTCAAGTCAGCGATGGAAGTTATGATCGCAACTGAAATGTCAGAAGGTACACTAGAGAACGTTCTAGTTGTATTCGGACAACCAGACGATCCAACTAATAACTCTGCAATTACACAAAATAATACATTTATTACATCAGGTACAGGAACTACAAAGAAGGATACTCTAGGTCTAGCAGCTGGAGCTCTTGGTATCGCACCAACAGAGCGTCAGCTAGTTGCAGTTGGTCAAGCACCAACAGCAGCAGGATCACAGACAGAGCGTGTATATTATGCACGTCGTGTTCTCTCTGTTCAACAGTCACAGTTTACTTTGGCTCGTTCAGCCCCAACCACATTCCCAGTAACATTCCGTCTTCTTCCAACCGCTATGAGCGGCTACGAAGGACAAGAATACGGTAAGATTATTGACCGTGTATTGGTAGCGTAATTAAGTAATTAATTCCATAAGGCCCCTGAGAAATCAGGGGCTTTCTGGTTGTATTAGTATATTATTTTTAGTATAATGATTGAGAGTAGATCCTAGGAGGATTAAATTGGCAACAACAGTATATGATGTAGAAGAAATTCAACTACAGAACGGGCAGACAGCAAAGCTAAAGCCACTATCAATTAAAGAACTACGTAAGTTCATGACAGCAATACAGAAGACAAGCGAATCTCAAACAGAAGATGAGACACTTAACATCTTGATAGACGCATGTGCAATTGCATTAGAAAAGCAGCTACCAGATTTAGTAGCAGACAGAGACGCATTTGAAGATGCTCTAGATGTTCCAACAATGAACCGCATTCTTGAAGTTTGCGGAGGAATCAAGCTTGACGACCCAAACCTACTAGCGGCAGCGGTTCTGGCTGGTCAGAACTAGACTTAGCCGCTTTAGAAGGAGAACTTTTTCTTTTAGGACATTGGAAAAATTACGATGAACTTGAAGAAAATTTATCAATGCCAGAACTTATAAATACTTTCCAGGCTTTGAAGAAAAAGGAACACGATGCAAAAAAGTTCCAAGCATCTTTAAAGGGGGTAGATATAGGTGAATACGAAGAAGATAAAAAGGAGGCTTCTAGTTTTGAAGACATACAGTTGAGAGCAGCAGGAATAAATGCTACTAGCAACGATGTTGTATCACTACAAGGAAGATTCGCAGCTCAAGCTGGATTCGGAATTGGAGAAGGACTAGGATACTCTAAGGAGTAAATTGAGATAAATGGCTGACGAAACAATCAGTACCCGCATAGTCGCTAATGCCGACTTCTCAGCCCTTATTGCCGATGTGCATAGGGTTACTGCCAGCCTATCTAAATTACAAGAGCAATTAGCTAACTCTAACAAGATGTTGGCAAACCAAATTGCTGTAATGAATAGGTCTTTTTCTGACACCCTAAGAAGTACAGGCCAGTTCTCAACACACTTTGTAAGCCTACAATCAGATGTAGAAAAATTTGGTAAAAATCTTGACGGTGGAAAACTAAAGCTAAATCAATACTTTAATACATTTAGAGATCACGCAAGAACATCTGGCGGACTCATAAGAGACCTTGCTAAGCAGCAAGTAGCATTACAAAATTCAGTACTACAACCACTAGGCAGAAACGCTCAGGGACTAATGCAGTTCAATGTGCATGTTCCAAGAGGTCTCGATGAAGTAAAGAATAAGACTGCAATTGCAAGACAAGAATTGCAGATTATGAATAAGGTTATCCAGGATGGTGCTGGACAACTTATTAACTGGGGTAAAAATACTCAGTGGGCTGGTCGTCAGCTAACAGTAGGATTAACTGTTCCGCTTATGGCATTTGGTAAAGCAGCAGCAGATGCATTTAGAGCAGCAGACGAAGAACTAGTCCGTCTAACAAAGGTATATGGAGATGTTGCTGGAACATCGGCACAAGAACTTGGTAAGGTTAGATCAGAAGTTACTCAAACTGCTAAAGAGATTTCAGCAGCAATGGGTGTTAGTTTTAAGGAAACAATTGGTCTAGCTGCGGATATTGCGGCAACAGGAAAAACTGGAGACGAGCTTCTAGGGTCTATTAAGGAAACAACAAGACTTGCAGTTCTTGGTGAAGTAGATCGACAAGAAGCAATGAAGGCAACTCTAGCAATTCAATCAGCGTTTAAACAAAATACAGATGAGCTTTCTCAATCAATTAACTTCCTTAACGCAGTTGAAAACCAAACATCAACAACTCTTAATGACTTAGTAGAAGCTATTCCAAAAGCTGGTCCAGTAATTCAAGGATTGGGTGGAAGCGTACAAGACTTAGCTCTCTATCTAACTGCTATGCGTGAAGGTGGTATTAATGCATCAGAAGGAGCAAACGCTCTAAAATCAGCACTTGCATCTTTGATTAACCCAACAGATGTTGCTGTAGATAAATTTAAAGCACTTGGCATAGACCTTTTAGGTATTGTAAATAATAACGCTGGAAACCTTACAGGTACATTAATGGCTCTTCAAGCATCACTAGATGCTCTAGATCCTCTAAAGAAGCAACAGGCAATCGAGCAGCTATTTGGTAAATTCCAGTTCTCAAGACTAAATGCTTTGTTTGAGAATCTTGGAAGACAAGGAAGCCAGACACTACAGGTGCTTGATCTTATGAAGGCTTCATCAGAAGATTTAGCTGCAGTAGCTGGTCGAGAATTAACGGCTGTTACAGAATCTGCTTCAGGTAAATATCGTAGAGCGCTAGAAAGTTTGAAGGCATCTCTGATGGGTGTTGGAGAACAGTTCCTGACTATTAATACGTCTCTTATTCAAATAATTGACAAGGTAGTGCAATTTGCAAGTAATCTTCCTGGCCCAATTAAACAAGTTTTAGGATTGCTAGGCGGAATCACAGCAATTGCTGGTCCTCTAATTATGATCACTGGTGTACTCGCTAACTTCTTTGGATACATAATGAAGGGTGTCTTCCACATGAAGGCATTCTTTAAGGGTGGAGAAGGATGGAAATATCTAACTCCAGAAATGTTGGCAGCTGAAAAAGCTGGAAGATTAGTTGAGCAATCATTTTATAGCGATGCAAAAGCAGCAGCAGTATTAAAGCAAGCATTGGGAAACTTAATTGATGAGTTTTCAGTATTAGAAGCAAAAGCAAAATCAGGAGCACTTAGTGTAAATCCAGCAGTATCAACCATGGCTGGAAACTTAGTTATGGCCGCAGGCGGCGGAAGAGTTGTAAATCCACAACATCCGTTAGCGGGTCCAATGGGAACAAGAGCAAGCTCACACATGGTTCCACGATCTGGAATGACAGAGCAAGAAAGACTTGCACAAACTATGTTTGGAATGGTTCCAGGATCTGGAATGGTAAACCAGAAGATTGGACAAAACCCTCAGATATACATGAACGATGCTTTGCCAAATGTTCCTGGATTAACAACTGTTGGCGGAGTTTCAACTGGAATAGTTTCAGGAGAAGCAGCAAGATGGCATGCTATGATGGCAACGCTTGGAATGCAATCTAAGGCAGAGATTGAAGCATTAAAGAAGCAGATAGTTGCTACTGGCACAGTAAGTAAAGAATTTATGATGCAGTTTGATGACATTCTTCCAGTTGTATCTAAGCTTACAGATAATGCTGCTAGAGAATCTGCGTTAATTGTTGCAGAACTTCGTGCAGGCAAAATGACAGTAGAAGCAGCAAAAGCAAAAATTATTGCTCTTAATTTAGAAACAGAAAGAATGATTACGTCTGCAGTTGGTGCACAGGCAACTTCAATGGGTAGAACAATTAACCCTACTATGGTTCCTACACTAAATCAGCCAGTAGTTGATGCCACTGGTAAGTCTAATATGAGAGAGTTATTTAAAAAGGGTAAGACAAGAGACTTTATTAATAGAGTAGCAGGAGCACTTGGAGTAAGAACTTCAGGCGCTGGATATAATATTGAAACAACTGTTCCTAGAAGAATGAATGCTGGTGGACCTGTTTATAAGGTTACTGGAGGTGAGATGGGCTCCCATCCAGGAAGCCCAAGAGGTTCCGATACAATTCCAGCCTGGCTATCTGAAGGAGAGTTTGTTATACGTGCTTCTTCAGTTACTCCAGAAACATTACCTATACTTCAAGCAATCAATGAAGGTGGACCAGAACATTTATCTGCACAGATGCTTTGGCAGTCATCTGCTTTAAATCAGGGTCTAGAAGGAAGAGGAGTTGGCGGAAATGCTCCTATGGCTTTAAGTGGAAGAAATATTGCTGCAGACTATAAGGGATTAAGGTCGGCAGGACTTCCACCAGTATCACTTTTATATGATGCTGGAAAGAGATTAGGGTATGATCAAAATAAACTACGTTTCCATTTAAATAATTATGAAAAGGCATTAAGACAAAGGCTTGCATCATACGGCAATAGAGTTGTAACAAAACAAGAGCTAGAGCTAATTCAAGAAAATCTTTTAAAAAGACATGCTGCACAATTATTTAGAGTTGATCCATCTACTGGATCTAAAATAAACTTCTTCCAAGAAACAGCATTAATGGGCTCAAGACGTGTTGGTGGTAAGGGTGGCACAGGTTTTATAGGAAATATAATGAGAGCCTTGCTAGGAACATCAAGTGGATTTAGCGGTAGACAAAATGAAGCTCATTTAATGACAGCACAGGAATTGTTAGATAGTCCGCAATATTCAATGTCAGGAGATTCACTTACACATATTCCTACTGGTACAACTACAAACCCTAGAGCAAACAAAATGACTTTAACTAAAATGTTTGGTGCACAAAAAGGTCATCTAGGTTCAAAGATGTGGGGCTCAATTGGTCAAATAACAAGAAGGTTGGCTTCTTTAAGAAGAGGCGGAGGTCTTAGATTTGCAAACGGTGGAATGGTTCCAGGTGTAAGATATTTACAAGAAGGAACAGATGAGCCAGTTAAAAAATCTGCTGGTATGGGCGGAATGGGATCTTTTGTTGGCGGTCTCGGATTACAGATGGCTGGCGGGGCAGTCGGAGGAACTGCAGGATCAGTAATGTCAAACCTTGGTATGGCTATGCAGTTTATGCCAATGCTAGGAATACTTCCAAAACTAACAGGCGGAACTAAAATATTTTCAACTGCTATGAGGGGACTAACTAATGGAATAAAGGGAGCAGTAGCTGCCATGAGAGCATTTGCTGTAGCAAATCCTTTACTTTTAGCAGGAACTGTCGCAGTCGCTGGACTAATTGCTGGATTCAAAGCATGGCGTAAAGAAATTGAAGAAACTAGACGTGAGCAAACAAACACGTTTGGAATAACTGATAAGGGTGCCAAAGAGCTTGGAATTAAATATGTAACACTTACTGATAGAGTTAAAGCTCTTAAAGAAGAGCAAAAGCTTTTAGCAGATCAAGCAAAGTCTGCTTATGAAAACTATCAGTCATCTGGTGTTAGCGGTCTTACTTTAACTATTAAAGAATTGAAAGAATTAAAGCAGCGTGTAAAAACAGACATGCCAGAGATACTTGCTACATTTAATAGCATTGATTCTAGTAAGGTAAATGAATTAGCAGCTAACCTAAAGGCTCAAATGGTTGCAAGCGGAAGAAGCGTTGAAGACGCAACTAATCTTATATATGCTCTAATTGAATCTTCTAATAAGGCTGGACAAGGCGTTAGAGCGATAACAGATTCTATATTTACAAAGGTAACAGATCAAGGATCTGCAGCAAGCTTCATTATGAAGAACTTTGCTAAGAGTGTTGATGATATATATACAATAGATCCAGGTGCATTTGCTTCAAATGTTGATACAGTAATATCTTCTCTAGATTCCGCAGTCAAATCTTTGATCGGAACTAAGGATGCTACTGGACAGACAATAGATGAAGCTATGGCAATTTCTATTCAAATGAAAAATATTGCTGACTCTGGAGTAAAGAATAAGCAATTAGGCGCACAGGCATTGGCAGTATTAAAACAACAAAGACCAGAGTTTGCATATATACTAAACTCAGCAGATACAATTGGTGGAATGTATGCTAAGTGGAGACTGATGCTTGCAAATGTTAGAATTGATCTATCTAAGATATCATCAGAGCAAGCAGAGCTACTTGCAAAGTTTACACAAGGATTAAATGATGCAGCTGATGCTGCATTAACATCAACAGATACTGCAAACAATCTAAGCGAAACTGCAACAGTTCTAGACGATTTAGGCAAGAAGCAGGCAGCGGCAGCCAAGGCTGCAAAAAATGCTGCTGAAGGAACTGCAGGATTATCTAAGAAAGCAATTAAAGCTATTCAAGATGAAATTAAAGCTATCAGAGAAAGAGCTGAAGCCAAAAAACGTGCACTAAGAGAAACGTTTGATAGAGAAAATGCAGAGCTAGAATTACAGCAAGCAAAGCTAGATTTACAATCAGCAATTGCTCGTGGAGATAATGAGGCTGCAGCGGCTGCACAAATTAGAATTCAGCAAATTCAAAAAGAAGCAAGCATTAAAGCTGCAGAAGCAAGAATTGATGAGAACGCTAGAAAAGAAGAAGCTAGGTTACAAAAGAAATTAGATGCTGATGCTGCATTAAAAGATGCCCAGGGTACAACAGCAACAACAAAAGGCAACCAGGCAGAAAAAATTGGAGCAGAAATAGCAACTATTAAAAAGCTTGGAGACAAGCTTGGAGATATAGGTGTTCTTAGAGCACAGGCAGAAGAGATGATGAAGGTAGATAAAAAAGCTGGAGATGCTATGATGGATGAAGTAAAGAGAAACTTCTTTGTCTGGCTAAAGGATTTAGGATCTGCTGCAAAAGACTCTGCGTCAGTAAGAAAAGCATTTGAAGACTACCTTGTAAAAGATTCTAAGGGAAATATTACATCTGAGACAAAGGCTGCTAACTCTGCATTTAATTTAAGAAGAGGCGGAGGAACAATTTCAGAAGGTGGAGCCTGGACAGAGTTAGGAAAACTTGCTGGTCAGTTTACAAACTTTGCAAAAGAAATTATTGGTAAAGATGGCAGAACGCTTACTGATGTTTATAATGCTTTAAAGTCTGGAACAACAGGAAAGCCTGGACAAAAAAATATTGCGCTAGAGGCAAAAGATGTAAATTCATTAATGACCAAACTTGGAAAGCCAGATGCACAAAAGTTTAAAACAAGTGGTGCTGGCAAGGGAGATCTAGAGGATCAAATACGTAGAGATATTATTATGGCGTATGGCTTAAAGGAAAATGATACCTTTGAATTTTTAGGAATTAAATATAGAGTTACTGGAAGCGGACTGCTTGACTCAGGCGCTTCAAGAGTTACTCCAAGAAAAGCTATGGGCGGATATGTAAAACGTGCATCAAACGGAATAACTGGTATGACTGGCTCTCAGCCATATCTAGTTGGTGAGCGTGGACCAGAGTTGTTCGTGCCTTCATCTGGTGGCCAAATAATTCCAAACAATATTTTAGGCGCAAGCTATAATATTCCAAGCGGCACAATTGGAAATATATCTGGCATGGGCAATTCCTCAAGTAGTAATATTGTTTATAATATAGATATAGATCTAAACGGGACAAACGTGACCGCAGATGATATAATGAGAAGGTTCAAGTCTGAGTTGGCTTTGATTAACGCTAAAGAAGGAAGAGTTAGAACTTTTGGAGGTAATTACTAATGTCAATGTTTTTGCCTAGAGGCTCCATTCTTTATATTGAAGCTAAAGACCTTTTAGCCACACCAGCTGGCACAACCAAAACCTGGAATAAAGTAACTGAGCATAATAGAAGCGCTCTTGAGCTTGGTACCGAAAGAATTGAAAAGGTTGTCAGAACATCTAATGGAACATTAAGAAAAACCCATATTGCAGATAAAAGAAAATTTCAACTCTCTTGGGATATGCTTCCATCATACAGGACTTTAACCGTAGACGGTGGGTGGGGCGCAGAAGATATTAGATCTTTTTATTATAGCGACGAAGGAAAGCAAAGCTTTAACATAAGGGTAAACCTAGCTAAAACAGGCTCAGACCAGTCTACAACGGGTTTTGAGGCCTATACTGTGGTTATCTCGTCATGTAATTTTACGGTTGTTAAAAGAGGTTTACAGCCACATTGGAACGTGTCCCTATCACTGGATGAGGTCTAATGTATCCTTTAGAGCCAGTTGCTAAAACCACCTTAGAACAAAATACATCGGTATCTATGGGTTCATCTATTATATTTGAATATAATATGAATTCAATGATTGATAATATAACGGTATCTGGGGCGGATATAACAAAGACAGACTCATCTGGTCAAACATATACCCCATTTAAAAAGCTATTCCCAGTAGATTCTATTATTAAACCATTTAGACCACAAGGCGCTGGATTAAAATATGCCATATCTGGAGATGTTGATAGCGGTTGGAAGAATCCTAGATCTATCGAATATCTTTCAAATTTTAGAATATATTATCCTGGAGTAGACACCACATATAAATATTATATTTCAGCATTAAATACTGGAATAGATGTTGCTATAACCTACCCTAAAACTATTTTAACCAATAAGATAGTTGCTAGGTTTGAACTATCTCATTCCACCCCCAGCACATGGACTATTTTTGGAAATGGTTCTCAGTTAGCCACTGGATCAAGTTCTGCAATTGTTCCATTTACAACCAATGGAAATAAGAATTATGACGCAGGCACAGTAACAATATATTACAATGGAACCTCTTGGAGCACTACAGAGCCTGCAACACCAGCGGCACCAGTAAGTCTTACAAGCGTTAAGATAACTTCATCTGGAGTATCTGGTAAATATGTAGGATTAATTGAATTGTCTCCTAAATGGTATTTAAATCCAACAGAGCACTTAGTATCATTTGATATATCTAAAGAGTCTTCTACAAGTTCTGAAGATTTAATGCCAGTTGGAAAAGTTTCTGCAAACTCTTTAAGCGTTAGCTTAATTTCCTATGAGGCAACAAGAAAACTTATTAGCTACGATAAAACATTTACGTTAGATCCATCAAAGATTTATTTGTATAAGCAAATGGAGATTAAGCCTTTTATCAAACTATATAACTCTGGTGGAGTTTTGACAGATTCAATGGGCAAGTATGACAATATACTGCAGGGAGTTTTTTATGCTGATACATGGTCATTTTCAGAGTATGGTGATATTTCGTTAACAGCATTAGATGGCGCAAAGATTTTGCAGGAAACAATGGCCCCACCTTTATTTTGCGAGAACTATTCTATTACAGCTATTATTAGAAGACTACTTGATTCTGTAGGATTTACAAATTATAAAATTAATATAAAAACAAATGATGATTCTATTATTACTCCACGTTACTGGTGGAGCGATAATACAAAGACTGTATGGGATTGTTTACAGGAGTTATGCCGTGATACTCAAATGACTGCAGTGTTTTCATATAATAACGTACTGCAGTTCTATAGTAGAAATTGGATATTTGATTCAACAAGAACAACGAATTGGTCATTTAGAAGCGAAAACTCTGGATCAGATCTTTCTAATATATTAAGCTTTAATAAAAATGATTTGCCTTCAGCAAACCAAGTCAAGGTATTTTGGAATAGCGTATCAACATCAAACTATGTTCAAAGTGCACAGGACATATGGAAGTCAGAGCCATATTTTCTAGGAGCTATGGCATTAAATAATGACTTATTGTCAACGACTGGAACAGGAGGATATATTAATTTATCTCCTTCGGTGGTAAACCCACAAGAGCTGGGACTAACGCTTTATAATTATTCAGGATATTTAGCAATTGGTTCTGAGATTATTGAATACGACGCAGTTCAGTTTGAGTATGTTGATCTTAATGGAACAAAACAATTTGTTGACTTAACAAGCAAGACAGATAACAATAAGTATTTAGGATTAGCTATTCAAGGCGGCGCCCTCGCACCAAGTGGTAAATACAGAATTAAAACTAGAGGGGCATTAAATACTAAAGTAGAAACACATTACGCTGCTGCTCAAAACATAATTAATTCATGGAGTGGATATGAGGTGACTTGGGTATGAGATATTATGAGTGGTACATGATAGATGGAGAGAGCTATAATCCTCCATCCTCTCCCACACCTGCAAGTTTAAAAATTCCTTGGGTTACAGTTCAAATAACTTCTCCAACCAGAGCCGTCATAACACTTGGCACACCTTCATCTACTCCAGGAAGTTACGGAGGATCTGCTGCTAGCACTGGTTCATTCAATGACCCAGACTTTGTATTTACAACTACATCTGGTGTTCACGTTAGAGAAAATTTAATTCCAGGAGCAAAATATACTTTACGTGCAAGAGCATACTCTGGGGCTGGAGCAACTGGTACATATGGAGATTATATATATGAAACATTTACTATGCCAAAGTCTATCAGCGTTGGCGGAGTTACATCTACAACAAGTTCAACAACAACCCCTTCAACTACAACTGCAGAAACAGATGCTTTAGATAGAGCAAAGCTTGCAAAAATTTTAGCAGACGAATATGCTGCTATTTTGGCAGCACAAGGAAATCTATCAAACGCTTTAGGTGATAGCGGAGACTCAACTTCAGCAATGTCTACTTTACCAACAGGATCATCCTATGCTGTTTCTGGTAATAGAGAAGTAAATAGATCAGTATTTATATTATCTAATAAGTATAAGGATAGAGAAAAGTATGCATTAGTAACTAAAAATACTAACATATCAACAGCTTATAAAAAGTACGCATTTGGCGCAGGAATATTTTTTGAAAGCTCTACTATAAATCCATTATCTGGCGGTGGAATAGGATTCTTTACAAACTCAATAGGAACTACTGATTCAAGCAACAAGGATACTAAAGATAAATCTATAAAAATATACAAGGTTATCAATGGTAAAAAGAAGTTGTTGCCAGATAGTCAGGATGGAGAGAATGGAAAACTTTATGGCGGAGTTATACATTCAACTCAGTATAAGCTAGATGTTAATGTTGAGGTTACTACATCTACCACCGTTATCGATGTTTATATTAATAATTTTAAAATTAGTGCAGCAGATGTTGCTACTCCTGGAACCACAAATCCATTAGAGCAATTGATAGCTCCAACTTCAAACTTTGCAATGTTTTCTGCTTTAAATATAACTAAGTTTGATTATGTGTATGCAATTCCTTTAGAAACAAATCAAACAAATGATGGAATTTCAAGAAGCCTTTATAGCGGACAATATGCAGCCTCTACAATAAACTTTTTATATGGAGAAAAGGTTGCGTCTAACTTTAATGCGCCTTCGTCTAAGGTCGGATGGCTTGAAGAGTTTGGAACCGTTGCTAGAGAATTAAGAAAGGTGAAGGTTAACTTTGCCTTGCCAGCAGCTCTTCCACTATACGCAAGCACTGGTGTAAATAGATACGCAAGTATTCTGGGTTCAAGATTTAGCAATCACGGGGCAGAAATATATGTATTAAACAATGCTGGGACATTTATTCCCTTGCAAGCAGAGGCACATAACTTCTTCGTAGAAGGAACATATATTTCAGAAAATGGTCAGCATGAATATACAGAAACTACGCCTAACGAGTATACAATGCTTGAGCCAGCAACATTTCAGTCAATGTGGATTCAATCAGAAGCAGATGCTAAATCTTTATTTACATGGATAAAAAATCAATGGTCAAAACAGCAGCAGTCTATTAATATGGATATATTCGGAAACCCAGCAATCGAGGTTGGGGATATTATTACGGTTAATTATCCAAAGAATAGTTTAGACGGTACGCAGAAGTTTTTGGTAACAAATGTAAATACTCAATTTCAGGAAGGGGTTTCTACATCCATTACGGCCAGATCAATTTATAGTTGACCAAATGGTATAATAAAAATATGAAAGAGAAAATAAGAGTATCTAAAACTGGAGTAACCTCTAGCGGTAGAATTGCGCTTTACACCAATTCCCCAGAGGCTACGGACATGGATCCGTCCCTTGTCAGTTATATTCAGGGAAACTCTTTATCCCCATTATATTTAACAACAGCCGATTCTGATACTGAAGATATTTCTGAAGATGACGTTTTTTTAGTCGAATCATCTGATTCTACTCAATCTGCTAATGACTCTGAAGAGGCATCAAGCAGTACAAGAATTAAAAAGGTCCCGTCGTTATCAGATATATCTATTGTTTCTAATACTGTAGTATATGATGCGGCAGGAAACCCAAGCGTAACATTAGTATTTAAAATTAAAAATTCTAGTGGAGAAACATTAAAAGGAATGAATGCGAGAGTGGAGTTAGTATGATAACTAAGTTTGGAAAAAGATTTTTAATTAACTACTTAGCTGGTAACGCAGACTTTTCTAAAAAAGAAATAGCATTAGGAATAGGAAGTACTGCTCCAAATGCTAAGGGCAACGATACAAGACTAGAGTTTGAGTTTTATAGACTACCAGCATCAATTAGTAGCATAGATATTGAGCAGACTGGGGTGGATGGAGACGGAGATCCAGTCTTCTCATATAAAGCAGTATATCAAGCAACACTGCCACAGGATGTTGCGGGTGTGGCAACAGAGATTGCTCTTTACCCAGGATCAAGATCTTCAAAAAATAACTTCGATGACAGATCTATAACCCTGTTTGAAAACAATGTTCTATGGACAGATTCCCTTGGAGGAAATCCAGGAATACAAATTAATACAGATACATTTACTGCCAAAATTGGTGAGAACATGGTTTTCATTCAAGCACCAGCATCAGAATCTAAAGAATATAAATTGTCTTTAAATCAGTTAGATTTGTCTGGGTACAGCACAAATGATAGTCTAGCAATTGCATATAAAAAAGATGATAACAACATATCAAAAATTCGAGTAAAGTTTTATAGTTCTGAGAATAATTATTGCTATGCAGATTTTACTCCAGCAGCTGGAACTGGTGATAAGATACAATCGATTAACTTATCTTCACTATTTTCAAACACATCTTCTACCCCACCAGATTTTGCAAATATTATAAATTTGGGAATAGAGATTACAGCAGGTGCAGGCGGCACCACGAAGGTATACTTTGATGGACTAAGAATAAATGATGAAGATACCTTTGATCCAACATACGGAATGATCAGTAGATCAGTTCTGACTGGAGGAGACATTATTTATAAGACCTCTGGCAGACAGGTAGATATAGAATATAAGTTGCAGTTAGGATTCTAATGTCAGATACACCAAAAGATTTACAGACTACGCCTCAGCCTGATACTGATAAAAATTATTTTAATTTTAAGGCCACTGGTTTAAAAATTGATAAAAATTATGCAATTAAATTTCAATGGATTTATCAGGATGGCACACTAAGCGATTGGTCTCCAGGTTATTTTGTAAATACATCAACAGAGCAAGTTCCAGCTTCTCCTTCTGTAGATGTTCCATTAACTTCAACAGGAAATATTCCAGTTACTCTTTCTGTATTTCCAGTAAATGCTAAAAGAGTTGATATCTATGTAATAGGTGGAATGTATGGAACTGGCAAAGTAGTCGATTCGTTTCTTGCGGCTGGAACAAAAACTATATCAATTTCTGATCCAGGAGTATATCAAGTTCAATTAATTGCAGTTACCCCAAGCGGCATTAATGGAACACCTAGCTCTACATTTACAATTACAGTTTCAGCAAGCACAGTTGATACAACTGTTATTCCAGGAGCACCATCTTCAGTCACTGTTGCTGGTTTTAATGATACATCTGATCCATTAAATAGAACTGGATATGCAAATATAAATTGGAATGCTGGTAGCGGAGCAAAGGGTTATTGGGTAGGATTATGGACAAGTGTTCCAGGATTAACTGATCCAATTAGACAAATTGAGGCAAGCGGAACATCTGTTAGAGTGGACGGACTAACAGTTGGATCATCTTATTATTTCCAAGTTAGATCATTTAACACGTTCAATAATCCTTCTGCTTGGATAGCCCCAGCATTAAACTATCCAGTTTTAATTCCTGGAAACACTACAGCTCCTGGGGCAGTTACAATATCTGGAAGCGGTACCCCAAGAAGCATAGTTGTTTCGTGGACTGAGCCAGCAACTGCTGCTAATCTAGTTACATCTGGCGGATACTATGTTGCAAAATTATATACAAATGCTGCTGGATCTGGAACTCCGTTAGAAACAAGAACTTGTTTTTCAAACTCCGCTACTTTTGCAGGATTAACTACTGGAACATCTTACTACGTTACAGTTCAGCCTTATACAGCGGGGACTAGCCCAGTAGCTGGAACATTGTCCGATGTATTTGGACCGTTGATTCCTACAGCAGTCGAGCCTCCAGACATTCAAGCAGATTTTATTTTGGCTAATAATCAATTTCAAGTTGGCGGAACAAGTGGAGCAAATGATATTCATTTAAGCGCTTACACAAAAACAGTTGGTGGCCAATCTACAAAAGGAAGAATTTATATTGGCGGTCCAGAGACAAGTAGTAGCGATGCTGTAGGGCTTTATAACTCTTCTGGAACTCCATTTTATGCTGACAATTTAGGAAGATTCTCCCTTGGAGATAAACTGACCTGGAGCGGTAGCGCATTAGATGTTAAAGGAACAATTGATGTAACTGGAGCTAGTACATTTTCAAGTTATGTAATTGCTGGGGCAACTAACTCAACATTTATAGGTATTGGATATCAGGTACCATATAGACTTTCAAGCGTACTACAAACTGACGCAAACGCTATAAATGGAATTGTGCTTAACAGTAGTGGTTCGGTTGCAAACAGCGATTGGATAAAATCTGATGGAACATTCAGGCTTGCAAATGGCGCTCTTACATTTTCTGGTGGAACATTAAGTGCAACTGGAACAATTTCCGCAACATCTCTTTCTGCAAATGCTAGTATAGATTCACCTTTAATCACTGGCGGAACATATAGAACATCAACAACAGTAGGAAATGGTTCTACTGCTGGAATTAAGATAGACACAAGCGGCATATACGGATATACTGCATCATCATCTACTCCTAACTTTTCAGTAAGCAATACTGGTGTATTGACAGCAAATGCTGGTAGTATCGGAAATTGGGTAATTAACTCTGGAAAGCTTGCAAGCGCTGCTGGGTCATCTCCTTCAATTGAATTAGATCCGTTAACACCACAAATTGTTATACGTGGAAGCGGATCTTATTCAGGGTACAACATAACACTTGCAGCACCTACTGGAATAACAGCTGGGTCGACATTTGCGGTTACTCCAGCTGGATACTTAACTGCAACCAGCGGACTAATTGGAGGATGGACGTTAGGATCTTCTTCATTCTCAGGAGGCGGCACAAGTTTAAATAGCAATGGAACAATATCTCTTACTGGTGGAATAGTATCTGGTAATGGAGAAGTGTTTTCTGCTGGTAACTTAACTCTTAACTCAGGAGCCGTAACAAGCAACTCTACTTTATTTTTGACAGCCAATGATCTTTATTACGACAGCAACTTTGCACCAACTGGGTTATCTTACCCAGCTTGGGTACAAGGAACAAATACAGGACCAGGGCTTCCAGGTCCTATAAATTATTTTGTTGGATCCAGGGTTACATACAATGGCACTCTTTATCGCTGTGTCCAATATCATCAATCTACAGGATCAACTCCTAATATACCTTCAACTGCTCAAAGTGGCGGCTATCTATGGGTTGAAGAGGCAAACTCTTTATTAATGGTTGACAGCGCTGCCAACGTACACATTGGAGAAAGAGGAACATACTTTACAGAACTTGGTTCTCCTAGAAATGCTTTAAGCTTTAGAATCAATACGTATAATGTTGGAGACGGATATTTTTCAAGAGGATACGTTCTTACAGCACTAGATACATCAGAATTTAAAATGAGTAGCATAAATGGTTCTGGCATTGCATATAGAACGGTACTTGCTGGACCGTATGGACAACTTGTGACTGGAAGAGCATTTTATTATGGATCATCTGGAACTTCATCTGCCATTAACACCGAAGTTGGTGGCACACTTGGCGATGTATATTTTAGTACGGTGTAATCATGCCATCAACATGGGTTAAAACAGGGTCTAGTGCATGGACACAAATTAAATCAGCTTTTGTTAAAACGAGTAGTGCCTGGTCCGATATGGGAAGTATTTGGGTTAAAACAGGATCTAGTTTGTGGACCAAGGTGTTTGATAAGCCATTTGTGCCTACAATTGCTCAAAAGGTAGAGATAACAATTTCTAATACTGCAACTGAAACAAAAAGGCTGACAGGAAGACTTTACCGATGGACAGATTCAACGTCAATTACATATAGATTTAGAAAAAGTATAGACAATATTTCTTATTCAAATATATCTGGCGCAAGTGGAACTTCAACAAATCCAGCATCTGGTTCTAGCAATACCAACGATCAGTATGTCTTAACTCAATCTGATGTTACAGCAAATACAACTAACTATTTCCAATATGTGTCTACAGCATCTAACTCTACATATGGAACAAGTGCAGAGTCTGTGTCATTTGAAGTTTCTTTTGAAATGCCTAGAAACTTAAGTCTTACATCTACAAAAACTTCTACGTCGGTAACAATTTCTTGGACAAACGATACTTACTCTGCAAGATATGAGTATCAGACAAAATTAAATTCTTCCGCTACTTGGAGCGCATCATCATTTATTGCTCCAGGATCAAGCACGACAAGCTTTACTTTATCAAATTTAGCTAATAGCACTGCCTATGACTTTAGAGTTCGTGGACGCACAAGCACAACTAATGCCAACGGATATTTTGGAAATTGGACTGAATTACCAGTTACAACAAATGGTCCCTCTGCACCAAATGCACCTACTGGAGTTACAACAGATATTCCAGATATAGATAGCTTTTTTCTTAGCTGGACAGCTCCAGCTGTAGACTCAACACATGATGCTGCAACATCATATGATTATGGTGTAAGTACAAGCAACACCACACCGCCAGCTATATTAATAACTGGAACTGGTGGCTCTAATACAAATCCAAGTAATAATCAATATAAAAATGTACTAGTCGCAGACACTAATTTGTATGAACTTATTGATGAATTAAATCCTGGTACAGACTATTATGGATGGGTTAGAGCAAAAAATTCTGGTGGAAACTCATCCTGGGCAGTATCACCAAAAGCCACCACAGCTATATTAAAACCTCCAAACAACATTACGAACCTTGTAAAAGATACATCTATTGATTCTCAAACAAGTTTAAAATTTACATGGACTCAACCTACAATTGATAGTACGCATAATCAAGCAACAAGCTATGTATATTCTTATAATACTACAAATTCAACACCTACAAACAACGGAGACTTCGAAACGTTTGGTGGAGGAAATGGCACAGAAATAACTCTTACAGGATTAAGTGCCAATACAACATATTATATTTTTATTAAAGCAAAGAATGCTGATGGATTGTCGTCTACTTGGGTAAGTCAAAGTGGAAAAACAAAAGCAGCTTCAAATCCTCCAGGAGTTCCGTCAAGCGTTAGCCTAGGAAATCCTTCACAATCTGGCCTTAGATTTACATGGTCAGCTCCAACAACTGGCGGAGCTGTTGTATCTTATGTTATTGCATTAAGTACTAGTGCATCTGAGCCAACTACTGAAAATTTGTTTGACTATGTAAATTTTTATTATGATACATTAAATACCAGCACCAGCTTTACTTTTGGCCTTTTAAGCCCTAACACAACTTACTATGCTTGGGTAAAAGCAAGAAATGCAGATGGAACTTCTACTTCAGTTAGAAGAAATGCTACTACTGCTGTTGCCCCTACTGTTGGAGCGCCAACCTGGACTACAGCAACAAACTTCCAAAGAACAACTACGCAGATAAGATGGGGATGGGGTAATACTGGAAGCCTATCCCCAACAACTGGAACATTTACGGCAATGACCAGAAGCTCAATGTTTTGGGAATTTTATACAACCTCAACAACAAATAATATTACTGCTTCAGGAGCTAAAGAGTATACTACAGCAAATGACACTAGAACAACCGTAAACGGATCAAACTTTCCATATTTATTAACTAGTGGATCTTCAACGCCAGATATCACATATAGCTCCAACCCTAGGTTTGTTAGAGTTCAGGCTTCTGCTTATGATTATGACTCCAAGGCATGGTACTCTTCATTTACGGGGAGAATATAATGTTTTCTTTATATGATAAAATACGTATGGTTGAGTATAGAGTTATAGAAAGGTCTAGGGAAAGGGATGCCTTATGGAAAAAAATTCAAGAGGAGGGCTTATATTGGGAAGACTATCCAGATCATGAGTACATAAAACAAATTGATATACTGGGTTTTGCAATTAACGCCTTGATGACAGAAAGAAACCTCTTGTATAAAACTATAGAGGATGATATAAT